ATGTTGAGTCTCTACCGACGCCACATTTCCGGCTGTAAGCTCCGACCGCTCGGCCGTAAAGGAACCAAATGCACCTGCCCGGTCTGGTGCGACGGCGACGTGGACGGCAAGTCCGTCCGCGAATCCCTCAAGACCCGCGACTGGCAGACCGGCGCTCAGCGCGCTCTCCAGAAGGAAACAGGAGCCGCCGCGCGCGCTACGCCCGGGCTCTTGCCCATCTCCGAGGCGGTCGAACAGTACCTCGCCGACTGCGAGCTGCGCGGCCTGGCGGCACAGTCGCTCGCCGTCTATCGCCACAGCCTGCAACTCTTCATCACACTCGCGCGGAAGAGGGGTGCTGTTCGGCTTAGCGAAATCACGCCGCAGATCGTCGCCGCATTCCGCGATTCCGTCGTCGGCCGCAACAAGGAGAAGGCCCAGGCGAATACGAAGAACAGCTACCTGAAGTGGCTGCGCGTGTTCTTGAACTATTGCGTCGACACCGACCTGCTGGAGAAAAGCCCCGCGCGTAAGGTGCACCACGTCAAGGGCGCTCAGGAAGGGACGCCGCCCTACACCGATTCCGAGGTCTCGGCCCTGCTCAAAGCCTGCCTGACGCCCACAGAGCGCGCCCTGGTGAGCGTCCTGCTCTACTCCGGGCTGCGCATCAGCGACGTGGCCGTGCTGGGTAAGCACCGCATCAACTGGAGCACCGGCCATCTCGTGCTGCGCACCCTCAAGAACCATGAGGACGTCCGGGTCCATCTCCCGGCCGATTGCCTCCAGGCTCTCGGCGCGCTGCCCTCCGGATCGCTGTTCTTTCCGTACCCCAAGCCGGAGAGCCGAAACGCGCGCTACCAGCTCTGGAAGATGGTCCATGAGATCGGAGTCCGCGCCGGCGTCCACGCCCACCCGCACCGCTTCCGCGACACCTTCGCCGTGGAGCTGCTGCGCACGGGAGCCGATCTGAGGAGCGTTCAACTCCTGCTCGGCCACCGATCTATCAAAACCACAGAGAAGCATTACGCCCATTTCCTCGATACCCAACAGCCCCTACTTGACGCCGCGACGAAGCGGCTGAACTTTGCCGAGCGCGGGCATACGCTCGAGATCGTCGTGAACGCGCGCCACGACTGAGGCCGGGATGCGCAGGAGGACCCGGCGCCGCTTGCCGCTCACCGTGGGCGCGGCCTTACGGAGCACACCCGGCTGCTCGCCGAACATGCGCCGGATGGAGGCCTCCGAGAGGCCCCACGCTTCGGCCACCTGCTGGACTGTGAAGTGCTGCTCCAGGGCCGGCACGTCGAACTGGGCGATTGTGCTCACGCCGCCGCCCTCCAGAATCCCGGTCTCCCCTCGACCTTTTCAACGCTGCCTTTGGCTTTCAATGTGACGTAAATCGCGTTGGTGACCTGCTTTTCCGGGTCGTAGAGCGTGATGGCCTCGTTGTCGGCCAACTCCTCAACGATTGCCGCAACGTCGGCCTCGCCGAGTTTCCGGATGTAGGCGTCTGCGCACGGCTTGCACAAAAACTCGTAAATCCCGTCCTTGCAGACGACCGTCATCGGTACATTGCCGTTGGGGTCGAGTTGTCGCAGTTCATCCAGGGTCTTCCTGCACTCCTGGCAGCCAGTGGGAGGCTCGAGGTGCTGAATCGCCTTGGAATGCCACTCGTGGCACTGCCAGCACATGGCCGCACCGCCGGAGAGGTGGATGATCTCCGTGGAGTTTTTCCAACGCGAGCAGTAGTGGCAGCGCTCGCGGATAACGGGTGCGGCTAGTGTCGCCATGACTTGGCGTTCTCCGCGAATGTCGCCCGCTTGCGCTCGGCCGGATCCGGGCTCTTCTTCGCCGCCGCCAGCAGGCGATCGGACAGAGGCGTACCTCGCGGCACGCCCACGTCGCGGTGCAGATCGCCCTGGTGGCTGGGCTTGATCTGAATCTTCTTAGCGGCCATACGGCTTTCCGGGGACGCTCGGGGACTTCGCGAGCGGATGGCTTGGGACCGCACTGCCGAGCGGATGGCCCGGGAAGTTGGAGCCCAGCGGGTTGCCCGGTCCACTGCCCCGGAAGCCCGAAGAGCCCATGGAGGTCGGCCCCTTGGCGGCCGGGGCTGGATTGGGAGGACGCACTGCCTGGACGTTCTGCCTGGGCGTGGAGGGAAGGGAATTGAGTTTGCCTTTGGCCATGCCTGCTAATTGCAGACACAGCCAAAGGTTTACGGTCGAATCGGTTTACGCGGCTGGAGTGAAGTCCACGTAGAAGGCTTGGCCGGGCTTGAATGCTTCGGCGAGAGCGGGATTGTTCAGGCAAAACGTGATCGTTCCACTGGGCGTGGCGTCCGCGAAAGACTTGTTTTCTTTGCAGATCCCGGAGTCGTAAACGGCCGTCAGCGTGATTTCTCGGATCGGAACCCCTGTGCTCTCGTAACCAGCGGGGTGCCCGTCGGTTGCCTCGACGCGCTTCATGATCTCTTGGCGCTTGCCATCGTAGCCAAGTTCGGCCACTCTGCAAACACTAAATTTGGCTCTGCAGGTATGTTGCATGCCTGCTAATTGCAGGCGCGCTCAGTCTTTCGCACTCTGCCGCATCTCGGCCTCCAGCCGCTCGGGAAGGCCGAGCACTACGTTGATCGCCTCCAGGAAGCCCCGACACTTCGCCGTGGCCACGGGATCGAGGTCACTCTGCAACTCGCGGAACTTCGCCGACATCATGTCGTAGATGCGCTGCGAAATGATCTTGTAGCCCGCCGACTGCGCGGTCTCTTTCAAGTTCTGGATGTCGATCGTGTCATATAACAGGGGCACGGACACCTCCGCCTACGTTCTGGCTGGGAAGCTCCATGGGGCTCGCCGGACTTTGCGGTCCTTGCGGAAACCGCTGTGGAGCTTGCGGCGGCGGCTGTGGTTGCGCTGGCTGGGGTTGCTGCTGCATCCCGGCCAGCGCGCCCATGCCCTGCACGCCGGACATCTGGCCCAACTGCTGGGCGAGCTGGGCTGTGATTGCCTGTGCGATCATCTTCTTCCGTTTCTGGTCGAGGTGCTCGAGGATGTGCGCAGCCAGGCGGTTGACGGCATCCTGGTCCTTGTCCGGATCGGTGCGCGCGTCCATGGCCCGCTTGTAATGGTCCTGCAGGTGGAGGTCGTCATTGTCGAGCGGGTTGACGGGCGTGTCCTCGCCCTTCAGCATGAGCGCCCACTCTTCCTTGGGATTCTTGGGCATACCGAGGTCCGGCGGCTCGGGGAGGATGTCGCGGAAGTTGTCGTCGCCCATGGCCGCGTGGATACCGTTGGTGATGACCCACAGCGCGCGGGGGTTCTGGACGACGAGCGGGTTCTGCATGTCGAGCCCGTACAATTGCATCTGGTTCTGTTTCTTCGCTTCCCGGCTCCAAACGCTGGTCGCGAAGCGCAGATCAAAGTCGTACCGGCCGCCGCGCTCTTCGGCGGTCATCTCGCCGAAGCCGTTCTTGGTCGCAAACAGCTCATTCGCGTCGTCGTCGGTCACGCGGAAGAACACGCTGGGCGGCGAGAACTCGGTGTCGAGCTGCCAGATGTGATTGATGATCTTGCGGATGTCCTCGCGCAGCATCATCGTGTCGAGCGACGCCCGGACGTTGCCCTGTTCGATGAGGGCGAGCTGGCCGGAAGCCGTTCGTGGGGCGTTGGGCCTGTCGATCGCGCGCCCCAGCGTCTGATCTGAGACGCCAGTGACGCGCTCGCCGTAGCTCATTACCGACTGTTCTTTCGCGACAACATAGCCCAACTCCGGCTGGATCTGAATCGCCTTGACGCTGTTGGGGTCGTCGCAGGGTATCGCCTGGCCCGGCTCGTACTTCATGGTCTTCGGGTTGTAGCCGACGCCGGGTTTGTAGAAGATCACCGGGCCAACGGTGAACTGGCCGGCCTCGGTGAAAAGGTTGTGATTGACGCTGACTTCGTCGTCGATCGAGTCGAGCAGCTCCCCGAACCCGGCCGACCAGTAGGAACCGTCCTTCACGAGCGACGCCTCTACGAATGGGCGCCGGTCTTTCATGTTGGGGTATAGCTCCATCAGGTCCTGCACACCGTAGACCTGGTGCAGCTCGGGGAAGTACCAGACCAGGATGTCGCGCTGGTAAAGTTCGCGGGCCTTGATGTCGTTCAGGTCGGGGGATTGCTTGGGATCGACGGGCAAGCGCCACTTGCCGAACCACTTGTAAACCTGGATCGTGCCACGGTTGGCGAGCGAGCCCTCGTACGTGATCCCCTCGTCGAGATCCTTCTCGCGTTTGATCTGCTCGGCCTCCCAGTTGCGCTGCCGTCGCAGACTGGCGAGGTTCACGAACTGGTCGAAGTTCTCGGTGATACCAAACAGCTTGCCTTGCCGCTCGGCGTCCAGGAGTTGGTCGGGCGTGAGCCGCTGCTGGTGCACGACGAAGCTGAAGTCCTGGAGGTTGGTGGCGTCCTCAGCCGGCACGATTAACTCATCGGGCCAGAGTGGCTCGAATCCAGGGCCGTCGTACCAGACCTCGTGTGTGATCTTGCCGTCCTCGCCCTTCTTCAGGAACGTCTCCTGAACCCAAGGGGCGGCGGCGAAAGCCCGGCCGCAGAGCGTCAGCCAGAACACGAAGGGACCGAACTTTGAGACGCAATTCATCGAGTCGAACATGCGCCAGGTCATGTAGCGCCCGATCTTCTTCACCAACCTCTCGTCACTGGGAGCAACCGGCACGGCCACCACTTCAGCGTCGTCGCCAAACAGCGCCTGCATCGTTGTGGCCATCTTCGAAAACGTGTTCCACTGCACGAGCGGAACGCTGAAGTTGGAAGCTTCCTCGTCGCCAGGCGCCGGCGGATCGACGCGGTTGCGCCACTTCTGGTAGTAGCCCCGGAAGCGTTCCAGCCGTTTCTCGTGGTCAGCGTTGGCGCCGCGGAAGTCGTAGTCGATCTGGGCGGCTAACTTGGAGAGTTCGTCTTCGGAGAGTTCAAGTTGGAACTCGGAGCGCTCTTGCATGCCTGTTCATTGCAGGCTGGGCGGTAGTATACGCAGCCAGGCGCGTGCGGATGCAGGGGTGGGATCTCCCGGCCGGTCCAGTTGCCAACAATGCACTCGCCGGGGCAGGTGGCGTCTTCGGAGCAGCGGATAACCTTAGGACACCAAGCAGCGTGTTCGCCGCGCCCGAACACGCACGCCTCGCAGCACTTGTCGGGGTTTGGCTGGTAGCGCCGGGAAACAATCTCACCCATGTAGGCTCTCCATGGCTGCAGGTAACAGGCTTACTACCTTGACAGGGCACGCATACTCGACCAAAAACCGAAGGGAGGCGCCGAATTCCTCAACGCTCTGGTAAATGACTACTGTCGCCGGATCCACACCGGCTTTTTGCGCTGCCGCCCTTAGAGCTTCGAACATCCTCATTTCCCAACCAGCCGACCAGTAAATAGCATCGATTGCGCGAATCTCGAATTGAAAGGACTGGTTGCGTTCCACTGAGCGTTTCCAATCATCCATAGCAGACGGGCTCTTGTAAACCCCCATGACTACCTCCGTATCCTCCGGTACTGCACAACCTCGGCGACGGGTTTGTTCGCTTCGGCCTTGGCCGCGGCCTCCCGCCGCTCCTGGGCGCGCACGGCGAACGGCAGTGTGTGGACACCCACAGCCAGCGCCATCACACAATCGTCGTGATTTCCTTGGCTCGCGGCTTGCTTTCCGTTCGGCCACGTCACGAACGTCCGCAGTTCGGCGCGCGTGGTCTTGTCGCGAATCAGGACTGTCATCTCGCGCAGCGCCCGGCTCAGGCTGGCAATGGCCTGGGGCTTGGTCACGGTCGTCGTTAAAAAGCCGATGTCTTGGAGCAATAGGGGTCGGCGGTCGTCTGGATCACGCTGACGGTTGTAAATCAACTCCAGTGGGTACTGCGATCTCAGAATCGCCTCGATCATGGCCACGGCCGGCCCATCGGCGTCTGGAGCGATGTAGGCCCAGTTGTACCACTTGGCCGTTGCGACAACCATCTCACCGAACTTGGACGGCTCGATGCGGTCCCGGATCATCGCTACCTGCTCGCACGTCGCGGTGTCGAACACGTGCGCCACCGCGTAATCGGGATCGGCGCTCGTCGCCCGGTCGCTGACGTCGATGCCCTTTGCGGCGTCGGTGGAAACAAGGTAGAAGTGCCTTTTCTCGGGGCGTTTCCACAGTGACACCGGGCCGTGGCCGTCCTGGCGCGGGTTGAACTGAACCTCTACGCGAATCCCCGTGTTCTCTTCGCAGAGGTCGCCTACTAGAGCCTCAGAGACCAGCGGCTGCCGCTCCAGCGCCTTCATGTCGAACACCGTGCGGCCCGAAGCGACGAACGCTTCTTCCGGGCACGCCGGAAACTCCTGGTGAAAGCGGTTGATGTCGCCTTCGCAGGTGGTTTGAATCGCCCAGCGCCGCCACGCCATCTGACCCAGTGTCAGGTTGTAGCGGTTGCGGATCTCCCACTCTTCCTTGTCGAGCGACCGCTGAAATACTGCAGGATCGGCAAGCTCGCGCGAGTACTCCGGCAGCTCCCACCACGCAACAAACACGCCGATCCAGCCGGATGTCGAAGAGGGATCCATCGCCTCCATCCAGCCGCGATAGAAGCTGCCCGACGCGCCGTTCGCTGTGCTTTCGTCGATAATCAGCGTGTCTGGATCGTCCGGGACACGCGCGAGCAGCCCAGTGCGGAGATCTTCAGCCCGACGCCAGAACGCCGTCTCGGATAGCTCCAGAACCTTGAATGGGCGCGATCGGCCGCCCCGGCTGGTCTCGGCCGAGCCGAACTCAATCGAAGAATGGTTCGCGAACTCAATGATGTGATCCTGGTTCGTCCGCGCCACCTTGGGCATGGCCAAGCCAAAGAACGGCTTGTAATTCGCCAGGAACTGGGTAAAGTAATCGTACAGGTTCCGCGTCGCCTCGAACAGGTGCGCGTAGACCTTGGCGTGTGTGCCCGGGGTGAACGCCGTCCGGCGGAGGACATGGGAGCACGCGCCCATGCTCATGTGCACCTGGCCAGCCTTCAGACAGCGAACGCGAATCGGAAGACCCAGGCGCTCCTGATGTTCGATCGCTGTTGTGAGCTTGACCTGGCCCGGGGTGAGGACCAACGGCACCTGTTTGCCGCTCTTGTTGCGGATTTCCAGGGTCTGCTTGCAGAACCCGGCATGGTCGAAGCGCAGCCTGCCGATCAGCTCCTCGATCTGCGGATTGGTGAGACGCTCGGCCGCCTGAAGGCTCATGGAAGCGTGACTTCCTCCGAGTCTGACCTAGGCCGTGATGTGATCACCACGCTCACCTCGTGGTTTGGGCAAACGGGATTGCCACGGACTTCCTGCCACCCCTTAGGCATGGAGGGAAAGAGCACTGGGTTGAACGCCGCGCATCGCCATTCTTCGCTTTCTTCCGCTCCACAGAAGTCACAGCGAAACGTATACCTAACCGTGAGATTCGCCGGGCAAAGACCATTCATACCGTCGTCAGCTCCTGCATCATTGCGCCCAAACGCTCGGACTCAGCGCCCAGCCAGTCACCAACCCAGTCACTCAGACGCGGCCCCGGGAGCACGTCGCCAGAATCTGTAACGGGAATGCACCGCCCGGGTTCAAAATCCTTCCCGTTGAGATGGACGTTGCTCTTCACAAACAGAACAGGTGTGCGCATCAGATCGAACTCGCGCGACAGGAGCGTCCGCGCGTCTTTGAGCATGGCGTACACTGTGGACCGGCTCACGCCCATCGCCCGTGCCACATCGAGCGTGTTCTGTCCGTAGAGCCATACCCAGCGCGCCGCCTGTGCCGTGCGTTGTGGCAGCTCACCCAAACAGCGCTCCACGATGGCGACCAGCTCGGCGCCGCCGATCTCGTCATCGAAGGCGGGAATCCAGCCGGCGGTCTCCACCTCGGGCATCTCCTCGTGGGTTGCCTCACGCCAGGTCCGACCGCGGATCGACATCAGGACCGCGCCACGAACTCGCGGGTAAGCGTACGCCGTGAACGGCACACCGCGCTGCAAATCGAAAGAGTCCTGAGCCTGCCAGGTCGCGAGCATCGCCACCTGGACCAGGTCGTCGGCTTCGATAGAAGGCGGAAGCCGGCGGGCGATCGAGCGGGCAATGGAGGTCGCCCACTTCTGCAGCTCGGGGATGAGATCGCGGCTCATACCATGAGCAGAGGCATCCCGGGCTTCGGGTCCGACTCCCGCTCCAGGATGATCACCGGCACGATCATTGGCTCGTCTTTATGCAGCGCGGAAATGGCGCTCCCCTTGAAGATGCCCGTCGAGAATCCGACGACTTTCGCGCCTTGCTGCGCCAGGTCGTTCAAACACTTCTCGAGCTGGCCAGGCCCCGCCAGATCCGTCGTTGGTATGACTTTATACTCTTTCACTTCGCCTCACCTCCAGAAATCCGTCTGCGGTACGTTTGCACCGCTCATCGCATCAGTTCAGCATTCGCCCTCAGCGAATCTGCCAGGCAGCGCAGCCACGTATCGCTGATCTGCACATAGCGCTCACCCTCTGGCTTGTCGGTCGCAGCCCCGAGTCGAGGCGCAGTATCGAGGGCATCGGCAAACTTATCCAGCCTTTCCGCCACCCCCATCGCAACACTTTGCCGTAGCTCGCATAATTCCGTGAGTGTCATTTCGTCTCTCCCGCTGAAATCCGTCTGCGGTACGTTTGCGTCAGCTCTTCGAGCGTGTAAGCTGCCGTTGCGCTTGAATCGCCGGCGCCGTCCAGTGTGGCAGCTGCGCGGGAATCGCCCACACTGCGGGCCTCGGCGCGATCGACCAGGCTCAGCAGCTTGTCGAAGGCCTTCTCGTCGCCGCCCTTCAGCTTCTTCACCACGACCGCCAGCCCGGCGGCGTAGCCCTCGCGCAGCAGATCGGCATTCTCTTGCGCGAGCTGCTCCTGAAACCTGACGAGCGCCGCGGCCTGCTGCTTGGGGGTTGGCAGCACAACGGCCACGGCGCTCTTGCGCTTGCGGGAAAGTGGTTTGCGGGGCTTGGGTTTAGCGGTCATTCCACGCCCCGATCATAGGTCGAAAAAAACATTTCCAGCGCTTTTTGTCCCAATAAGTACCGCCGCGTCCCATGAAGTGACATCAACTGGGCTTTCCCGCTGGCAGGAAGGCCCGCAGGATCTGTCCAGAAGCAAAGCGCCATTGCCGTCCGAACCGCGACGCTCCAGGAATCTGGCCATCACGAGCCCGACGCCTCACCGTCTTTTCGTCGAGCCGCAGGATGCCGGCCACCTCTTTCGCCGTGAGGAAGGCTGGGAGTCGCGGTGGGCGTTGTGCCTGTGTCATTGCAGCTGCGCCTCCGCGGCCATCGCGTCGTGCATCCGGATAAGGCACGCATCGCACAGCCCGACCTCGCGCAATTCCGGCCGCTCCGCAGGGAGAGCGTTGCCGCAGCCCGTGCAAGGCTGTCGCGCACATTGGAACTTGACCTGCCGTGCGGGAACGCGCAGCAAGTACAGAATGCTCGTGTGGTGCCGATGTAGGATCCGTCCAATGGCCGGAAGGCTAAGGCTTCTTTCCCGCAGTTCGTGAGCCACCAGCCGACGCGCGGCAACTAACTCCCAAGCATGCGACCCGCTAAGCAGATCCTCCACTGCGAGGCCACGCTCCTGGCAAACACGCTCGATGGTTGTCTTCATTTGAACCACTCCCGCCCTCTCTCGATCAACTCTTCCTGCACCGGCTCGGGTTTTGTCTTTGGCGTCTTTTTCTGCGATGGCGGCGGCGCCGGATTGCACTTGCAGCGCCCGGCCACCGTGCGGCCTCGCAGATCTGTGAACATGCGCATTCCCGTGTAGTTGCAGAGCTTGCAGCCTGGCTTCACATCGCCCTCCCAACCGCCTGCTCGCGAGCCAGCGTCACCAGCCAACCCCACCCGTTGCCAGGTTTGCGTTTGCCGACGTGCTTCAGAAACCCAAACAAGCCGTCCGGATCGTACCCACAGGCATCCAGCAGCGTGTGACAGAGCCCCGCATCCGGCGCAGGCCAGTGGCACTGATTGACCTCGCGAAACTGGTTAAGCATCCCGACCGCGGCGTCGAGTTCGTCGTTCGTGTAGCGCTCGCCGAGTAGGCCCGGAAGATTGCGACCAACCAGCGCGCCCGTCGAGGCGAAACCGTTGCGTGGGACAGGGGGTGGGTTCACCGGGGTTCGTTTTTGCGGCGGCGTAACAGCCTTCGGACCCTTTTCGCCGCTTTCGCTTATGGCTTCTGAATTTTGGCCTCTGGCTTCTGACGGGGAGGTAATAGGGGGGTCTGGGGGGAAAGAGGAGGGGGAAACGGGTAAAACCGTTTCAGAAACGTTTCGTGGGGTGGGGTCTGAAACGTTTCCTTCCCGTTCCATATTCCGTTTCCTTTCTGCCTTGCGTACCCGAAACTCCCTCACCCGTTCCGTCGAACTATCGCTCTCCATCTGGTGCTCATCCCAGTCGTGGGGCGCCCAGTCGCCCAGAGCAACGAGTTCGAATAGGCCAGCGTCTTTCAGCCCTCTGAGTGCGTCGGCCACCTTGCGAGCTGGGATCAGGAGCGCCCTGGCGATCGCGCCCTCATCCGGCATCACCCCCTCGTTCTTGCGATAGAGCGCGAGCAGGAGGTGCCACTGCCGGAACTGCTTATCGGTCAGAGTCCGCGTCTTGTCGTCCGCGTCGAGAACCGTCACGTACGAACGGAACCACAGGTTTTTCTTGCCTTTGCCCGTCTTCCCGCTCATTGTGCTCCGTGCTCCGCCTCGGGCATCAGCCAAGCCGGCACAGGCTCAGCAGCGACCGGTGTAGGCAGCTTCCGCGGCTGTTCGCAGTCGCGATGGAAGCATTGGCCATCGTTCATATACCATGCGTCGTGGATCAGGATTGGCTTCTTGCAGAAGCCGCAGATGCGCTTGGGCTTCTTTGGCTCGGGCTCGGTCGAGCGGCCACAGGTCGGGCATTTGGGGTAGATCTTCACTGCCGTGCCTTCTTTCGTAGACGCTTCCACTCGGCAAGCGCGGCGGGCGCCTCGTCAACCTCGCCGCAGTGGCACCGCATCACCTTGTACCCGACTTTGGTGGAGACGCTGAGGTTGAGGTATTCCGGGGAGTGGCCCGTCTTTCGGCAGGCCTCCGCGCGTGCCGTGTCGCCGTGGACAAACTCGCCGTCAATCGGCTTGAGCGGACGCGGGCGCTCAGCCACGGGGAACCTCCGGAAGCTCGCGCACGCGCAGGTCTTCGGGCCACTCGGCAGGGTCGCCGCCCTTGCGGTCGTGAGGTAGGACGTGAACTGGAAATCCCTGCCAGTTGCATACGCCTCGGTAGCGCGTATCCATGGGCCACGATGTCGGTGTGTCGCCTTCGAAACCATCATCGTTGCAGCCGTAGACGTTCGCCCCGAACTGCTTCACGAAGCACGCCACATCAGCCGCCTTGCACTGCCGCACGATGGAGCGGATCCAGGCCACGTTGCAGGGCCTTGCACCAGGTCCGGACTCGCCGCCGACGATCACCCAATCGAGTCCTCTTGTCTTCCCTTCAGTGCAACCATCATTGAGAGCCCACCCAGGGATCTCGGAGAGATGCATCGGTCGCGGTAGGAATGGAGCAACGCTGATCGGCCCCAGGAGCGGCTCCGCGCTCACGAACCGCACTGCCGCCGGCGTCAGGAGTAGCTGCGGGATTCGCGCGTCGGCCGTCGCCTGGTTCTCGACAGAGACGCCGAGCCAGACGTTGGGGAGGGGCCACCGAGCCGGATTGCCGATAAAGCCTGAGGTCGTGTATTCGCCGCCGTCGCGCGTAACAAAACCCTCGCCGTCGGGTCTGAACCGCTGGAGATACGCGAGCATCCGCTCCGGTCGTTTCGTGAGCACCTGGAAAGTGTGTTCCCGGGCTCTGGCCATTACGCCGAACACGCGGTCAATCGCTTTCTCCGAAAGCGACTCATGGAAAAGATCGCTCATGCTATTAACGAAGATCTTGCGTGGCTTCCTCCAGCGCAGCGGCAGTTCCAGCGCCGACTCGATCAGCTCGACCCTGCCCGTCCAGTGTGCCAGCCCGTCCGCCATTACCGCCGCGTATGGCAGCCCGGTAACTGGCGAGCTGAGCCCCGGCAGGTTCCGCGCCGCCAGGCGCTCGGCATAGCAACGGCGGCAGCCCTCACTCACGCGCGAGCAACCCCGGACGGGGTTCCAGGTTGCGTCGGTCCAGGAAATCTCCGTCTTCGCTCCCATCACTTTCCCTCCAAGTGGTCAATCCGGCTCAGAACCTTGATCGCGTCTGGGCATATCCTGAGGCGACGCGAAGCCGCTTCTGCCACGTGCATCAGATTTCCCCCGGTTGCATTGTGTACGGCTGCACTACAAGCTCCAGCCGCGGCTCCTGCCGGTCCAGGCCGATCCGCGTCTCATGCCAGTGGATCAGCCGGTCGTTGACCACAAAGTTGTTCGTCTGCAGCCAGTCGCCAACGGCCTTCTTGTAGTTGTCTTCGTCGCCCCGCTGCGGGTTCGGCAGGTAGACGGCAATCGAGATTCGAATGGGCGTCGCCGCCGGCAGCGTCACGCCCGCGTTGCGGAGCCGGGCCCAGAGCGTGACCGCGCTCCAGGCCGTCTCCTTCATCCACCGCATGTAGCCCTTCGAAGGCAGCAGCACGTCCCGGCCGCGCGCCTTGACGCGGTGATTGCCCTTGGTGGGCGTGCGCCCGGGCAGGACCAGGCGCCAGCCTGGCCCCACGCGAGCCGCTCTGAGTTCGTCGAGGGCCATCAGCCTTTGCCCTCGCACATTTCGAGGAGCCCCAGGAGCTCCTCGATCGAGCACACGCAATCGGTCCCCAGCAGGTACATCAGCTCAGGCTCAAAGCCCTCCGGCTGTAAGAGGAATATGACAAGTTTGCCCTTGCCGATCGCGTATCCAGCCTCCAGGTGGGCACTCCGACCGCAGGGAAGAACGCAGACGCACGTGTCGCACTTTTCGAGAGCGGCTTTGTCGAAGCCGTAGCCACGCACAACGGCAGGATGCCCCCGGTAGAGGTTCACGGTGAACTTCGGCGGAGTCCACTTGCGCCAGTCGGGATCAACCTCCGACCAGGCAAAGCCGTGTTCCCCTGGGGCGGGATTGCGGAAGTCATAAACCTCGTGACTCGCCTCGCGCAGGGCAGCGACAACCTGCGCCTGGAGCGAATTGCGCCACGACGATGCGACGTAGATCCGCTTCACTGCGCTGTCTCCTGCGGTTGCTCGGAGTGCCGTTCGTGCGCCCAGGCCACCACGCGCGCGCCCGGCGTCTTGAGCTTCTGAACCTGGTCGTCGGGAGCCGTCCTGAGTTGCAGACGGACGCTCTTCATCACCGCGTCCAGCCCCAGGCGAATCGCTTCTTCGGATGGAACGTCGACGAAGTCCTCGCCCTGGTCGCTGAACAGCGGCGTCTTCGCTTTGCCCAGCCGCACCCACCAGGCGTAGTTGTAGCCGTCTTCCATGGCCACGACGCGCACCCGGGTGTACCAGTCGGACTTGGCCTTGATCTCCTCGTCGTACACCACGCGGATCGGCTCCAGGGCCTCGGTGGGCTCTTCCTCGAACTCCGGGTCCGCGGGGAGCTGGTCGGCTGGCGCGGCGTGATCGCCGATCCAAAGCTCACCCTCGACGAGCAGGGTATTCAGCCAGTCGAGTATGCGGTTCCACTTCTTCGCATCCCTGTTCGATGCGCGCTGGGCATGATCCCGCGCGAAGTCGTCCATCCGGTTGTATGCCGCAACCGCCGCCTCAACCTGGTTGGGATAGCAGCCGTGGTTCTCTACGTCCTCGCATAACAGCGGCACTTCGAGCACGGCGCCGCAGCACACCAGTGTCAGGCCGTTGATCCACTCGTCCAGCCCGATCTGGAGCACGCGCACCTCGGCGTCGGTCCCCTCGGTCATGAAGATGGCCTTGCGGGAGCCGTCCTTGGCCATCGGGAAGATCCGGATCACGCGCGGGTCGCGCCGGTCGTAAACGCCGTTCTTGTTCGGTTGTGGCCAGTCAGTGGCCGGAGTCTTCACCGAAACGACCCCACTAGCGGGTAGGGGCGAATCATCACCACGCCCAAGGGCCTCAACGGCTTCGTGAAACTCGGTCGCTGTGCCATCGAAGGCCACCTCGCCGTTAGGCCCGGTCACCTTTACCGCGAGCCCTTCCTTCGCCGGCGCCATCTCCGGCACGATCTGCGGCCGGGGCTGCCCGAACAGCTCCGAGTTACTCTTCGCTGGCCCCTCGGCCTTGGCCTGGTCCTGTAGCGCGAGCTGCTCCTCGCGGGAGGCAAGCACCAACTTGCCCTCGCCGCCGCCGACCTTCTTCAGGAACTCGAGCAGCTCCTGCTCGCGGCCGTCGACCAGCATCCGGAACTTCGCCGCCAGATAGGTGCTCTTCGCTTTTCGCTTGCCCTCGCCGATCTTGACGATGATGAAGCGGTCGATCAGCGGGCAGCGCAGCGCCAGGTGGAAGGGACTCTTGCCGACCGTCGTCAGGTCGAAGGCGGAGTCCGCGTTCCTGATTTCGTAGTCAAGCTCCCACTTCTTGCAGCCCGCCTTGGGCGTGCTGTCCTGGTCGTAGATGGTCCACTCTGCGCCCATGGCGCGCGCTGCCAGGCGGCTGAGGCGCGCGATTGCGTGCATGTAGGTGGCAACGCCGCCGCGCGCGATCTTGAACTCGGCGCTCACGAAGTGCGCCTTTTCGAATGTGATTGCCTTGTCCATTGCTACAGATCTCCTTTTTCCGGCTCCCAGCCGGCAGACGCTTCTTCCGGCACGGGGTTGGTAAGTGCGGCCGCGAGCGCCGCGGTTGCCCGCACGTCGGCGAGCGCGTCGTGGGCGCCCTCGAGCGCGACGCCGCAAAACTTGCAGACGTCGGCGAGCTTGAACGACTCCGGCCGCTTCTTGTAGCCCTGGAAGTGCCACAGCGCGAGCTGCATGACATCGAGCGGCGACGGATGCGCCGGCAGGAAGATGCCCGCTGCCTTGCAGGCGTGCATCAGGATCGGCATGTCGAACGCCGCTGCGTTATAGCCCGCCAGCCGCGCAACCTGGTAGGCGCGCCCCGTCCGCTTCGAAACCATCTCGACGCACTTCCACTGGCTGATCCAGTTGGCGAAAGCAGACAGCCCCTCGATCACCGGTACCTGCTGTTTCTGCCAGACCTCCGGGTCGTAATGGTTCATTGCGAGCGCTTCTGGATCCGCTGCCGCGCGGTCGAAGTCGAGCTTGGCTTCGAAGTCGACGGATCCGCAGCCGTTGGGCCTCACCGCGGTGGCGGCAATCTGGATGATGGGGGATGTGACCTCGAGACCCCCAGTCTCCAGGTCGAAATAGATAATCGGATCGAGGATCATCCCTGGTCCTCCGCCGGCGACTCGCTCGGCTTGCTGAAAAACCTCATTGCAACCTCTTGTTTCAGTGCCCTGTTTCCCAGGGCTGGTTTTCCCTTGGCCACGGCGCTTGCACGCGGCCTGGTCCGGGATCTCCGGATAGTCGATGTCAAGGTCCATCCCGACCGGGCAGGCGAGCACCGCGATCGGCTGGGCGTCCGCGCGCTGTTCGTCGCCGCGGTCGACGCTGGACTCGCCATAGAAGTCGTCGCCGGGAAAGCCGCTCACTGGGCGTTCCCCTGCAGTTCCGGCGGCAGATCGTTGTCGTCGACGGCGACGCCGTGCCCGTTCTTGATGGCGCCCGGGGCTGGTGGTGCGGGTGCTGGAGGCCGGGCGGGCTCCGGGGTGGCGCGCTCGAAGAGGTCCTTATGGATCGCGCGCGCTATCGTCGCGTCTGGAACATCCTTCAGCCGCTCGAAGCCGTGCTGGCCGACGACCCCGTAGAACGTAGTGCTCCCCAGCCGCTTCAGTTCCTCGCGGCACTGTGCCAGAAACGAATGCTGCCCTGGCCACGCCTCGGGCTCGGGCTTCGGCGCCGCGACTGGAGGCGCGGTCGACGGGCGCGTGGTGGCCTGCTGCTTGGGAGCCGCGGTCCGTTGCTGGGGTGGCGCGCCGGTCGCCTTGCCGTTGATGTTGGTCACGTCGGTGTCTTCATCTGAGGCAATCGGGAAAGCCGATGTGACCGCGTACCTGCGCAGGTAGGTGATTGCCGTGCCTAGATCTTTCGCCGCGTCCTGGCCCATTCCGACGAATGAAATCGGCATGTCGAGTCGCGTCATGAGCCGCTGTCCGCTCTTGTGCGCGATGGTCGTCAAAACGCAGGGGCCGTCGCTACGCACGAACGGCGACTGGATTAGCGCGAGCCCGTGCTTCGCCAGCACCGGACGCAACCCGGCAAGTGTAGTGGCGAGATCTGCATACTTGTACGTATACTCGCTACCCGCCTTCGTTTTGATCTTGGCAGTGCTGTCCTTGAGTGGGTTGCTCAGCTCCCCGCCGGCGTTGGCGAGCGCGGTCATGAGCAGGTCGCACGGATTCGAGAGATAGAAGAGTGGCGGGGCGTCAAGCGACAGCTCTCCGGTCGTCGGGTCTACTTCGTTTTCAGGTGTCATTTCAGTTGCCTCCACGTCCCGCCAGAAAGATTCCCGCAAGGATCACGAGCACGATCACCGCGCAGAGAGCCTGTGCTTTCAGCTCCTCGATGTAGGGATTGCGCGCCTTTGGCTGCGCTTTCGGCATCCCGATGGAGGCCCGGCCCCGGTCGTAGCCACAGGGGTAAAGGGCGTCTCTACGCATGGGGAGCCCCTACTGGCAGCGCCATCGCATTGCGAACCATCTCCAGCGCTGCCGTCGCTTCCGCGATGTACTCGCTCCCTTCAGGCAGGAACGAATTGCGCCGGACCTCAAGCTCTTCCGCGATGAAGGATTCGGCGACCTTGAGCGCGGCGCGCAT